CCATTCATGATGTTGTTAATATGGAAATTGGAAATCTCCGCTTCCAAGTTGGCATATTGCGTACCGCCTTGGTAATCCACGGGTGCGAAGTAAAACGAACCCGTTGAATATGGTTTGATGGTTAAAATACATTCGTTTGCACTTTGGTCATAACCGAACGCCCTGAATTCAATTGGCGTATGGTTACGCTTTATGTTAGCCCAATCAGGGCAATAGTAGTACTTTTCAATTTCACCCTTTTCGTTGCATTTGGCGGGGCGAAGTGTTTGTTGTGGAAAGTGCTTTGCTTGGACATACTTTTTTCTGTCCTTTGACTTTACCAATTGGAATGACGCTTGCCCTAACATCTTCAAATCCATTGCAACTGCACGAAGGTCATCCGCACTAAACAACTTTTTGAATTCAATGTAACCTGGCAAATCCCTTGATGCCCTTGTAACCTCCAACCCCTTACCAAAGATTTGGTCAACCGTGCCTTTGATACACGCATTGTTGGTGGGTGATGAATGGTATAAGTCAATCAAGTATTGGTAGTAATTATTATCATCACCATATTGCACCCAATCTTTGTTTTTTTGCTCAATGATGGATGGTGCGGTGTATGATTGTAATTGTATAAATTCTAAACTCATAGTGTTTTCCAATTAGGTGTACCAGGGGCAGTCGTTGTGAACTGCTTCCAAGTGTTGTAAATGTTTGTTGTTCCCGTAATCCAATATCCCAAAACCTCCCAAATCAACACATTCCCATTGTACACACGAAACAATAATTCATCCGTGTTCTTTGCCACTGCGTTAATTGGCGTTAAAGCGGGTAAATTCATTGTGATGAAGGAATATGACTTCACACACGCAGTCGTGGTGGAAACCATCGTTTTTGTGGGTTTATGCCATACCTCAATGGTTGCCGTTGACACACCTTCAAAATCCACGAACGATGTGAATGTAACTGATGTGGATGTGTTATTGATGTGCATACCTATAAAACGCAATTCTAACTTTTTGTTACAAAAGAAAACCCCCACCGATTTGGTGAGGGTCATCAAACTATAAAACTGAAATCAAATTAAGCCGCAACAGTGATAATCGCAGGGGTCAATTCTGCGTAATTATCGGCATCAACGGGGGCAGGTGGGTTTGGTTCACTTGACATCAAAGTCAAAGTATTCAAACGGGCATCACCCATTTGTACACCCCATGAAGATGATCCGCCATTGGCATCACAACCCAAGGTTTCACCAATCAACCAAAATTGGTCGTTTCTATCCCACACGATGATTTGCCATCTACCTTGTGACAATGTTTTCAAAGTGTCCATATCGGCATCGCCCGTTACTGGGGTTTTACCGCTTGGTTTGAATGACAAAGTAAACAAAGTTTCGTAGGCAGTTGTTCCGTTATCGCGTGAAGCGATTACAGTTGTTTCGATGGTTGACAAACCTTTCAATTCCCAAAAATTTGCAGTAATTGGGGTTGTGGTTGTTCCGTTATCAATCAATGTTACCAATCCCGTACCGCTTTTAGTCACTCTGTTGGCGAATTCAAAAGGGATAAAGAAAGCACCCTTCAAACCACCGACAAACTGCTTACATGGTTCGTATCTATTGGCTAATGTTCCACAAGTTGGCATATTTTTCTATTTTGTTGGTTAAAAAAAAGGGGCGGGTGTTTACGCCCACCCCGTGTTTATATTGTTCCTATAAAATTAGGTTACATTAATTACAACTTGTTGAGTTGGGTTGGTAGCGATGATACCACCAGTGAAACGCATGATTACACGCACATTCTGTGAACCATCAATATCACTCATGTCAATCACCTTAACCTCGTTGTAGTCGCTCAACAAACCAGTTCCGAAGTGCAAATCGCTCTTCATACCCAATACACAGTCGTAATCGTTAAGACCAGGACACATGGTTACGGGGATACCTTGGAAGTTCATTGGCTTTTCACCAACATAGAATTGGAAGTTGTAGTTACCAGCAGACAAAGCGGCTTGGTATGCTTTCATGGTAGATGGACCAACATAGTATTGGTATCCTTCTTTGCCATACAATGCAGCGGGTGAGTTGTCCAATGCTTCTTGCAAACGAGCAACAACATTTGATCCAGTTGTAGCACCACTGAACGCACGAACGATTGCGGAGTTATCAATCAAATAACCAACCATACCATCTTGACCAGGAACCAATGCGGAATCATACCACAAATTTGATTTCCAAATACCCAATTCGTTTGCTTGTGCTACTTCGGCCGCGGTTTGTGCCAACATGAATTCTTCGAAAGTTGCAGGCAATTTTTCAAATGCACTGAAACCCGCTTGTGCTGCTTCCCATGTAGTACGCAATTGGTTCTTACAAAGTTGCAAGTTCACTTGCTTTTCGATGGTAGTCAACACATATTCACCCAAAGTTACTGATGAAGAATCAGTGAAATCACAAGTTGCATCGGCAATGGTGATTGAATCTTGGTAGTTACGGATAACTTCTTTGAAGGCCACATTGGGGTGCAATGTGATAAGTTCTTTTGCCAAGGTTTCGCCTGACAACAGAGCAGCCGCAATGTATTTGTTGCTAAATAAACCCGCGTAGGTATTTGGCGATACAGTTGGTCCACTCAAATGGGTTTTGATAAGATTATTTTTCATTTGTGTAGTTTAGTTAAAAAGTTGGTCAAATACTCGGTCTTTAATTGTCTTTTCACGCTTGCTTGAAATGTGAAAATTCATTTTGCTTGTGGTTGTTGCTTCGGGGTTGAATGGAGTGTGTGGGGCGGGTTCAGTCGCCAATCTTTCTTCCAATTCAGCGTTCTGTGCTGACAATGCAACCTTTTCGGTTTCCAACGCTGACAAACGGGCTTCAAACTTGGCTTCAAGTTCTTTGATTTGTGCGCTGAAATAAGATTCTTCCATTTCGGTTTTAGATTTCACGGTCTTCTTTGGTTTCATTCCCATTTCTTCCTTGATTTCTTCTTTCATGATGTCGTTTTCGGCTTCAACTTCCTCAACGATTTCTTCCTCAACTTCGGCTTCTTTTTTAGCGATTTCAACGATTACACCATTTTCATCAACCTCAACGATGTTACCATCTTCCATGGCAAATTCACCTGCGGGTGCGGGGATTTTACCATCTTCGGTTACGATAAAAATTGCTTGACCTACTTCAAAGGCATCCGCTTCAAAAATGGCTTGGCCATCTTCGGTTTTTACTTGTTCCAATTCCACGGCAACGGGTTCATTGATACCCAATTTTACCATGATGCGGTCCAAGATTGATTCTGCGTTCATACTCATAAAACTTTATTTTTTTAGATTGTTAGATTTTTACAGTATTTTACTAAAACTGTTCAACGATTTTGCCAACTTGCTATATTGAGCAATCCCATTGGTTGCCTTATCGTAAATTTTACGCATTAAATCGGCTTGCCCTTTTTGCTTGGCTCTTTCTGCCTGAACCATTGCGGTTCTTGATTGGCTTTGTATCTTTTCCAAATCTTTAACCGCGGTTTTGATTTGGCTTGCCATTGGCTGAATATCACCAGCGATTCGCTGAACGCCTTTACTCACTGAATCACCCATTGCAAGTGATTGTTTAAGTAATTTCTCAATTGCCTTAACATCAATTAATTCAATTCTGTACCCTTTAAGTTGCATATTATTTTGATTTTTTATATTCGGTTAAAAGTGCCACCACTTCATCAAGTAATGATGGTTGTTTACTCATCTTCATTTTGTCTGCGAAATAACCTTCAATGCTGAATCCTTTGAACTTGCCATCTTTGGCATCATTCCACACATCATCGTTGGTGATTTTCAAACAACCCATCCATGTGCCAATCGGATCGTTCATCCCATAGATGGCCGATTTGTCCTTTTCCATATCTTCCTTAATCCAAGTTTCAACCATGCAAACACCTTGAACCGCCAATTCGTGTTCAATAGTGGCGTTGCCTTGATTACCCTTCATCAAAAACATCTGTGATGCCTTACGAACGGTATCCTTGGAAAAGTAAATGTAAAATTCATCCATTGCCCCATCCACGATTTGTTTGCGGTATATGGGTTTGTCTGGAATAAGAATCGGACCCATCAAGATGCGTTTTTCTGCATCTACCTTGGCAAACTTTACTTCATGGGATTTTAACGCAACAAAATTGGATTCAATGGCGGGGGCTTCCACGATGCTTATCGCATCAATGCCACTGGCCATTTGTTGTTCATCCAATATAAGTTCAACGATACGCATTAGATATTTGAGATTGCAGTATTGATTGCCTTGATGGAATTATACCATTCTTTTGTCAATGAATTTGTTGATGACTTCAAACTTTCCAATTGTTTAACAGTGCTATCAGCACCAAGGTCTTTGGCTTGTTGAATAAGTTTGGTCATGTCATCCATTGATTCCACTAACTGCGTAATCCATTTATCAAATTCCATTGCATCGGATTTCATTTTACCCTTCAATCGTACAATGTTTGATGCAGCGATATCACGCTTATTTTTTACATCGTCAATCAATGCCAAATTAACATGAACAGTTGACAACTCAACTGATTGAACGGCACTTGATGCCATGAATTTTTCAAATGATGTTTTCATATTCTATATAACGATTTATCCTGGGAATGTTGCGTTTTGTTGGATTCTGCGGTCAAGGGCTTGTTGGGTACTCATGTCCGTTGCAACTGCATACGCCTTGATTGGCTTTTGGTTTTGTTGTGCCAATGACCTTGCTATCTGTGCTGATGGGTCGGCTGAACCACCCACGATTGAAACACTTGGTCCGCTTGGTGCGGTTGATGCCGTATCACTTGAACCTGGCACGGGTGTTGATGTCATTTTACGAACATTCGCAAAACCCGTTGCAATAACCGCCGCCGCATTTATGTATCCCAATGGTGTACCCGCACCCGCTGCCAATGCTTTTGTAGCACCCGCATAAGTGTCAATAATTGCACCTGCAACCGCCAATGTCTTTGCCGTGGCCGTTTCTTCACCAACCGCATTTCCCAACGCTGACAATGCGTTTGATGTGGCATCCATGATTGCCATCTTTGCATCAAATTCCTTTTGTGCCAAATCCTTCTTTTTGGCTTCTTCATCCTTGGCAATGTCGATACGCTTGTTTGCCAATTGTTGTTCCAATTCTGTTGTGGATTGCCCCGCATCCTTTCGGGCTTGGATTTGGTTTTGCAATCTTTCCAATTCCAATTTGGTCAACGCATCTTGAAGGTCCTTTTCGTTGGTCAAAGTTTGTGTCAATCTCAATTGTTCTTTGGCGTATTGGTCATCAATGAACTTGGCTTCATCCTCGGCGGATTTTTCCATGAACGACTTTAATTCTTCCGCTGCTTTTTTCTTATCATCCAACCTTTTCTTTTCAGCGTTTTCCGAAATCTCGGTTAACTTGATTTGGTTGGCTTCTTCCGCTTCTTGTGTTAACCTTGCTTTTTCCTTTGCCGTAAATTTGCCACGATTTATTTCCCGTTTGGCGTTATCCAAATCGAACTCCGCTTGTTTCCTTGCCCTTTCTTCTTCATCCTTGATTGAATTCAATATGTTATTTCTATCGGCTTCACGGATTTTGTCTGATGCTTCACGCCTTGCGTCACCCCATTCTTTTCGCTTGGCATCTAATTCCTTTTGTCTTTCTATCTCCGCTTTTGCCATTTCATTTTTGCGTTCTTCTTCTTCCCTATCAAGTTTTTTGGCTTCACGATTAAACAACCTTCGTTTGGCTGCCAATTCCGTTTCTGCGTTTTGCATTGCAACCGTGGCATCACTGATTGCCTTTTTGGTTTCCTCAGTTTCGCCGTTTAATTTTTGGTCAAGTTTGGCAGCATCTAACCTATCTTGTGCAAACTTCAATTCCTTGGATGCCAAATCGGTTTCACTTTTGCGCACTTGTTCCAATGCCTTTTGTCTGTCGGCCAATGATGCGTTTGAATCTGATAACAATTCACGGGCTTGTGCCAATTCCTTGTTACCTTTTGCACGGGCTTCATTCAATGCCAATTCCCTATCCTCTAATTCATCTTGCATTGAGGCAAGTTTACTTCCTTCCGATGCTGCCGAACCAAACAACCCCGCCACCAATTCCAAACCATTTGCCAATCCATCAACAAGCAATGTGGCAAACCCTGAAACGGCTTGGATGATTGGGTTCAATATAGCCCCGAAAATGGATGTAACACGGGCAAGGGCATCCATACCCGCTTCGCTCTTTGTTAGCGCAGCACGAAGCCCCGCAAAGATTCCCACAAGCGCAGCCAATATCGCCCCAAGTGGGTTGGCCACCAATATCATCATTGATTTGCCTAATCCCGTAAATGCGGATGCAGTTCGCCCTAATGAACCTGGCAATTCACCAAACTTATCACCCATGTCGGATAACTTGGATGTCAAACCCGATGCCGCTTGTTTGGCACTACTTGCAAACTTGCTAAACGAGGATCCCGCTTGGTCAACCTCGGTGGTGTCCACCTTTACTTTATAATCTAATTCTTCCGCCATGACTTAATTTTTCTTTTGTATTGTTTTGCAACTTGGGTTAATGTTTGGTTGTATTGGTTTTTCCCTTTGGCGATTTCCACCCTTTCGGATACCCCGTACCATTCTTGTGATTGTAAAAGTTGAATTATCTGTGTTATCATTTTTTAAGTACTAAAAAGTTTGCTTTTCGAATTACGATTGTATGGCTTCCACCCGTTACATTTTTCCAAACAAATGTCACTTCATCCGTGGGAGATAAATCCAAAATGGTTTCCATGTTCACACTATGGTGGTTGGAATCGGTCAATCCATAAGCAGTGGTTTGGATTCCGTTGACTTGTATTTCAAACTCAATTTGTTTGTTTCCACTTTGACCAAATGCACACATGGCCGTGAACTTGTATTGCCCACCATCGGTACACACATACTTTGAAAGTGGCATATCTGATGTGATGTTATCCACATACCCAATTGTTTCTGTCGTTTCCATTGGAATCGGGTCCCAAATCGTTGAATCCGTGGTTCTTGATGTGGGCGTGTTTCTGTACATCGTGATTTGGTTGAACTGCAAAATGGCTTGCATGTTGTCCACTTGCTGAACCAAACTAAACACATTGTTTTTGTTGTAGTCCGTATCTTGATTGGTATCCAAATAATCTTGGTTGTTGTACCGATACGAATTCATGATACCCTTTGCAACCGAATAATTCTTCAAATAGGTTTCACCAAATGGTGTTGCAGTTGGGTTGGTAAAATCTGGCTTTTGACCAGTGGTTGTAAACCTCATGATATCCACATCGGGATAAGTCACCAATTCCAAGTTTGCAACCTCCGTTAACATATCGTATTGGATTGATTGCACTTTGTAGTAATTCGATGAAATCGCGATGGTGTCGTTCAATTCAAGGTTTAACCATTCACCCACGGGTAGTATTGCAGTCATTTTAACCACCCTTGATTGAGTTGAATACATTCGGGATAGGTATTCTGTCCAATACATATCGTACATGGTCTTTACGGGCGCATCCCCACGCAATGACAATTCCAATCCAAATGCGTTTGAATAACTTGTTTCAAATGTTGGGTACTCGGAATATGGTGTCATCAATGGCATAACGATTTGCACATTTCCGTTAAAATACCATGTATCCGAAACCGATTGTTTACCTCCGTAGTAAAACAATGTGTAATCTTGTTGCACTGGCTTGGAATCTTGATCCATAAATATGGGAATGTTTAATTCCGTTTTACGCACAATCTGACCGTTGGCGTTCACTTGGTTCATTGCTTGTGGGGCAATAATATGAAACGGGGTTTCCACGCTGAATTCATCCGTTGGGTAATCAATTTCGGGTTCAACCTTAACGCTTCCAAATTCGCGTTTGTTGATTTGCTTGTAATAAGCATTAGCCAAACAAGTTGATTCTTGATGCGTAAATGAAATGGTTTTTGGAATTGGAATTTTGTCGTGTTGAATATCCTTCACATCCACAAATCGTGTCCAATTTCGTGTTGTTCCAAGTGCTAACCAATCTTGAAGGTTGTGAATTTCAATTTCCGTTTCACTTACGGGAACTAATATGCAGTTGAAACCTTGCAAAACACCATTTACAAAGTCCTTGATGGGTTTTTGTGGCATTGCATCACCCATCAATACAACATTGTTTTGAATACCTTGTGGGGCTATCGTACAATCATATTCAATACTTGATGCACTCCATGCACCACCTGGGCAATATGCAGCATATTGAACCGTCACAGTATCCCCAACATTCAAATTTTTGTTGAATACCAAAGTTGCGTTGGTTGGAATTGTCAAAATAAAAATTCCATTTTGTGGTCCAAATGTCTTTCTGCCGTTAACAAAGAAGGCAACTTCCAAATTGGGATTACTTGCCGTGCTTGGAGTTCGTTGCACACCAAACAAATTAACCACAAAGGTGTAATTACCTTTTCTATTTGCGGTATAAACGCCCGTGGCGGCATTGTAGTTCCCAGATGGGTTACTTGTAACATTTGCACAAATTATCTTCTTATATGATAAAGCCCCAAATGTATATGAATTAAAAACTGGTGTTGGATTATTGCTTTCAAATGTCCCTGGCAATACATATTCGGGGTCGTACAAAGGACCTGCGGTTTGCATTGGTAAAATGTACAAATCATCCATTTCAGGTCGTGTCAAGAACGAACCACTCAATGTTAAATCAATTTCGGCAAATACCGTGGTGAGCATTGCCCTCAATCTAATTGCGGGGCGTAAATCATCAACTTCAACACCACGGCTTTGGTATATGTTTCCATTCACTCCCGTCATAGTTGAATATCGCCACCCTTGGTTGTAATCGGCAATTGGCCACAATATGTCACCACCTTCCAATGCTTGATCCCATGAAGAAAGGATGTTTGCATAAGTCGCCGTGTGGTCATAATCACTCCAATCCACTTCGTTCATCAAGGTTTCACCCCATTTGTCTAAAACCTTTTTGGTAGTGCCATAAAAAATAATGTTGTAAAGTTGTGGTAATCCATCCTTGAACTTGCAACCAATCAACTCAACCCTACCTTCAAACACGGGCAAACCATGAATGAAGATTGTGCCATCCTTTCCCAAATTAGGATTCCATGCACCCATTACCATGTTTTCGTCAAACCAGTTTTCAAATATGGCGTTGTTTGTTTCGGATGCGGGGATTTGGAAATCCTTGGTGTAATCTGTCCACACTGTGGAAAGGTTCATCAAGTCCTTCAACTGCCTTGTTAGCGGTATGGATTCATCGTTGAATAGGTCAACGGGTGTGCCGTCAATTTGTAAACTAAACCGTATCATCGTACCATTTTATTAATCTTCGGTTGGTTGTACTCCAACTGAATCGTGTACAAAATCAACTTTTCGTTCACCCTTGTTTTGCGTTCAAATGCGGTATCCATCACCCTTGCGGACAATACTGCGCTACCATCCAACATGAGAATGTTTGTGGAATAAAACATTTGTTCAACCACCTCAACATCATTTTCACTTATCCAATCCGTGTTCACTGTCATGGTTTCAACCGAATTGGTTAAATATGGTGTTGTAATTCCCACCCCGTATGTCCATGCTTCGGCCATGTCCGTTTGTTTGAAAATGGGTTGTTCGTATTTTTCTTTGGTTACTGCAAAGGTCGATTTGTAAACACCATTGAAAAGGAACGAATCGTAAACCCCGTATTTATTCAAGAATAAAACATCTTGTTGCCCGTACTTATTTTCGCACACAAAATCCACGGGAATAACGATATCATCACCCGCCTTTACAAAAGTTATGTTGATGTCTGCACCCCATGTTCCACCCGCCGTGATTAGTTGCTTTAATTCAATGCCTTGGATGAGTTGATCCGAACCCGTCACCGTGTTTGGGGTAATGGTTGCGCTTCCACACACAATGGATGTAATCACACTTGCATCGTACCAAAGGTAGGCCGTTGGTGTTGCCGTGGTCAATGTAACCTTTGATTTGTCTGTGAATACATATTTGGTTGGATAACCTTGGTTGAATCCTTCCGCAGTGTAAGCGTATCCCGCAGATGCCAAACCGACATTGCTTGTAACATAACTTGTGAATGTTAGTGTCGTTCCAACATAGTATGCCCCCCGTACCTTTACGGCAAATCGCTTTGCACCGCTTCCGATGTTTGGTTTGTAAGTTCCATTGATTAAAAAATCACGCGTCACTTCTTGTTGCACCAATTTGTGAATGTCAATCCATCCACGCCCACTTCCGTATTGGTCGGGTTTTCTGTTGATGGTCCAATTTGGCGATGCGGGAATTGTTGCCGTGCCACTCCACACATACACATCACATTGATAATAGAATTTGTCTGATGTATAAAGTGCATCGTAAAATTGATACATGATTGGGGAATTACATCCCACTATTGATTCGGGT